GGATTAATTGGAGCGTTAGTGTATCCAATTAATTCATTAATAATGTTAGTTAGAAGCAACTCTAACTGTGAATCCTCAAACCCCTCATAACTAATGTTTTCAAGGTTTAATTGTTCTTTTAAAGTTTTAATATCAAGTAGTGTCATAAAGTTGCCTCCAAAAAAATTTATATTTATACTTTAAATTTATGTTGCTTCAGGGTCCTCAGTAGGTTCAGTTGGTTCGGTAGTTTCAGTAGTTTCAGTATCAGTAAGTAATGCATCTACTTCAACAAACCAATCTTTAAACGCTACAAGAGCAGGACAGGATTCAAGTAATTTTAATTGGTCATTAGTTAATGCCATTTATAATCACCTTTAATAATAAAAAAAATGGAGAATTAATTTTATTCTCCATCACCGATTCCAGTAATAAGTCCGTTGTGGAATTCACCAATGTTTTGACAAGTTAAGAATGCAGCAATAACATTCTTATAAGCTAACTTGTTAACTGGTAAATCTTGAATAAGTGTAGGTGGCATTAATCTTCTTACTTCAATAGTTGAAGAATCAATTATAGCAAGAGTGTCACCATTAGTGACATCAAAGTTACCATCAACAAGGATAGGAATGTCAGTTCCAAACATGGATTCATAGGAAGTTACTCTGTGACCTAAACCGATATCGATTTTGTCATTGTATCTTCTGTAAGGTGCAACAATTGCTTTTAATTGTTTAGCAACACCATAACTACATACGATACAGTCAGGGTTACCACCATCATTGTGGATATCTTCTAACATGTCATCAATTACGCCTTCGGTAATTGGTGCATCACTCATACCTTCAGTATGAGTAGTGATAGATCTAGTGATACCTTTGAAATCTTTTTTAGCAGCGGTACCGTAACCTTCGAGTAAAGCTTCATCAGTTTTGTTGTTAACTTCAATGAATTTTTTATCGATTTGTCTTTGTAATAAATCCATGTACCAGTTACCCATTTCAGCCATCATACTGACTTCGATAGGAGCAACAATGGTTTTCATTTTGTCTTTTACTTCACTGATAGATTCAGCATTTGCAGATGGAATGTCATCGAGTTCATCAATGAATGCAACATCATTGTTACCAGGGGTTTCTGCGAAGTAACCTGCGAGTGCAGCTTTACCATCAAATACTTGACCTTTAGATTCAAGGAATCTTAAGAAAGGTGCTTTTTCAAAGGTTTTAGTTTTTAATACATCACTGTATTCAATTTGCATTGAATCAGGATAACTGGAAACTTGTTGGAAAGTTTTCTTTAATTCATCCAATTCAGCAGAATGTGCTGCTACTTTGGATACAATATCTTCAATGTTTATATCAGACATCAATAATCACATCCTTAATAATAAGTTTAAATTAAAATTATCAAAAATTAAAAAAAGTTAAAAAAATTTTATTCTAAGTTCTTCATTGCTGCGGCCATAATAGGGTTAGCTCTTTTCTGTTTAGCTAATAATATTTCTGCAGCTTCTTTAGAGGAGTAACCAGTTTTTACAACAGGTTCAGTAGGTTCAGTTTCACCTAATTGTTCTTGGAATTTTTTGAATTTAGAACCTTTGTTGGATCTTGATTTTTCAAGATCACCAAACATTTCACCTGCAACTTTACTTGCAAAGTCATCTCCAAGAGCGTTTGCAATACCGTCTTTAATCATAGTAGCAATGTCTTCAGAGTTGAGTGATTTGGTTTCTTCTTCCTCTTCTTCAGGTTTTTCTTCTACCTCTTCCTCTTCTTCGGAAGTGGTTGCTTTAGTTTCATCGCCTTCTTCTCCCTCAGTACTGGAAGAACCTTCATCAAGTAACTCTTGTACTTTTGCTTCAGCTATTGATTCTAACTGAGTTTGTACTTTTTCGGTTATTTCTTGAACGATTGTTTCTTCTTTTTCAGCCATGAGTTCGTTAAATAATTCGATGACTTCATCTTGGGTTAACCCAGAAGTTTCCTCAGTGGATTCTTCTTTGGTTTTAATTTCTTCGTTAGCCATAGTTTTTTCTCCTAAATTTTTAACAATTGCATGACATGCACCAGCAATGCAATTAGATTTAACTAATCCTTTACTGGTTGTAACAGTTCCAAAAGTATCCCAGTTAGCAGGCATTGCTGTTAAACTGATTTCATGTAATTCAATTGCATTTATTATGCGGTTTTTCTCATCATAACTAGTGACATAACCACCAATTGAGAGGCCAAGTTTTACACCTGTCTCTAATAGGTCTTTTATGTCTGGAGTGTGCTTTTTAGTGATTAAGAATTTAATATGTAATTGCTTATCCTCCGCAGAGGCATCTTTAATTGCACCAATAACATCCTCAAGGCCATACCAATGGTCCCCATGAATGTTTAATGCTAATGCTTGTTCAGACATGGATTCAATAGCACTGCTTGATACTATTTCATCATGCAAGTCTCTTGAAGTGGTTGAAGCAATTCCTTCTAAAAGTATTCTTTCACCATCAGAGGATTCATCACTTTTTGTGATGAATGAGTCAACACTCTTCTTAGTTAATGGAGAATAAACTTTAAATTCTTTTTTAATCATATTGTTTAAAGCTCCATTTGTCCTTTTTAATAAGAAACAAAGTGCATACCTAAAAAGAAATAATCTAAAAGCATAGTACTTTATTTAGAAAATATTATACCCAGCTCATTAAAATTTGTCAGAGGTAAAAAAATTCAAAAATGATTAAAAAAGCAGGAAAAACACTTTTGAATAAAAAAGTTTGAGGTAATAACAAAAAAACCAGGCATAATAATTCTAAATAAAAGGAGGTCTACAAAAAACTCTATATGTCCAAATAAAGAGATTTTTCAAATGATAGAAATCGATGCTTTGCTATTTCGGTATGTCTCTTTGGATAAGTTTAATGACATTCCAGGTCAAAGGGTCATAAAGTAGCGAAATGACAATAACTTTTTTTATACTGGGCATAAGTTTACAACAATTGGATTGTTCACCAATTGGAAACTTTCCAATGCGTCAGGTTCAGGAATATGTGCTGAGAAATTACATCTGCAATTTGGATGAGCAGGTAAAAATCCCATAGCTTCACGGAGAGGATAAGGATTACCCTCTTCTAACATTAAGCAAAGATCACATACAAGACTATCATGAGAAGTATTAATATCTACCTTATCAACTCCATAATTAGCATACGCTTGTAATGTACCAGTGTTAACTGCACGTGCATATTCAGTACGAGCAATCATTTCGGCCCTGGTACGAATACTAATATTAGTATTAATTGGAGTTAAAGGCAATTCCTGCAACTTTCTCATAGTGGTAGTGTAACCTTCACCACTGGCCACAGCATTAAGTATAGTTTCACGAATACCAGATTTCAATTCCTGATTCACATTAGTGATCAAGCCGAAATTATATTGTGCAACATTAAATAATGCTTGTTGGTCTGCAAGAGTATAAGCTAAAGTTTGCTCTATATCCTCATAACCTAACTCTGCTCCTATTCGGTAGAATTCATTAATGAATTGTTCACTATTCTTTGCATTGAAGTTAATTAATTCATCTAATCGTTGATTGATTCCACTATTCCTAAAGAATGCATCAATCTGTCTTTGATTCATGAATTCTAATTCTGCATACTCCTCACTTCCCATATATTCAGCAACAATTCCTAACTGTCTATCAAAACCAAGGAGTATGTTAGTTAAATATTCTAATTCACTTTGAGATAATTTCTTAGTGAATGGTATTTCAACCCAATCAGACTTATAACCTCGTTGATTAAACATACTCTTTTAATCTCCGTCATAGTTGATTATATTGGATTGATATAATTGTGATTTGTACCGTTGTACTTTATCAATAGCTTTACCTATATCAGATGTTCCGCCTAACGGTTCGATATTGGTAGGATTTAAAATATTTGGAGTGTAACCGTAATTAGTATAATTCATTGGAACATTACCCCATGCTACAGGTTTTTCGCCGTAACCGCTTCTTACTTCATTAATGGATAAGCTTCCATTTTGTAAACGTATATTTTCTATTTGAGCACGGTTTAATTTATCTTCAATATCCATGTCACTGAATTGGAATAATTCATCAAAACCATTATGGCCTAATGCTTTATTATAGGCTCCTTCGATGAATGCTGCACGGCCTTGTAGTGTGTCTTTGAAGTTTTTCTTCTGGGACTCGCCACTACCTGTTCCTAGGTTTGCGGTTTCAATTACTCCAACCATTGCAGGTTGAGCACCAAAACATGTGATAGTCATATCCCTGGATAATGTTAATAAGAGGTTCCAATCCATGTCACGTGTATTAACGCTTGGACTAGTGAATTGTGCACCTTTAACAGCTAAGGTTCCACCTTTTTTCTCAGCATCTCTTAGGGATGATAATCTGTTAATTTCATTTATGAAACTAGTGTCATCCATATCCTTATCAAATGACAGGATTGCTTTTGGATCTATTCCCTCATTTTCCAGGATACGTTTATTGTATCTCATACCCAGAAACATGATACTGATTGCAAGACCTATCTTGTCAACTTTACACATACCCCATTTACTTGACTTCAAACGAATGTCAGGTTCATGGATATGAATCAATTCTTCAGGTTCATAACGGATATCAATCTGACGGAAACCCCATTGCTCAGTATCAGAATACCATTTCAATAACTCTGATGGAATGTAAGTTAATCCTGTAGGTACTTTCTGCTGGAATAATTCTTCATGATTCAGTTCAATGAATGCGTCTCCAGTACCTTCAAAACTTCGGATGTATTGGGAGTGGAACATTGGATATGTTACTTCACTCTTATATCCTCCAGGATTATTAAACAGGTTATACAAGTAATTAGTTCTTGCAAGGTTAATTTGTTCTTCATCCAGGTTATTAATTTGAAAACCAGTAGCAAGTAAACTGTCGATTTCTACTTGTATACAACGATGAACGTAAACATTATTCAAAGCTTCGTAGTATACTTCGAAATCTCCAGCTGGTTTATCACTTCTTCTTTGTGCCCATCCATAATTACCAAGGAATTGATAATAAAGGCTATTATCTTGTGGTCTACGAATACCTGGTAATTTATCAATGGATTTAGAAATTGAACTTTTAATATTATCTATAAACTTCATAAGTACACTACTCCTAGTTGCGGTGTAGATTTAATCATTCTTGGACCTAATATTCCACCACGCCACATATCACATGTATGGTCATTAATTTTCAAAGGTCTGTCTTCACCACGCTGTTGAGCTTTCTTATCCCAACTATAAGTTTGGGCCTGACTAATACTGTTAGTGCAGTCTTTATGAATTAAGAATCTGTTTGTTGCAAAAAGATTCTGTATTGTTTTAATATCTTCATAAGTATTTGGAGCGTAAGTTTCCACATTCATTTTAATGCGGTCATCTTTTTGACATTCAGCTTTAAGTGAAGCTGCATCATGTGGAAGATAAATAGTATTATCATTTGTGAGATGGTACTTGTTTTGTAATCTTACAATTGTATCTACTCTTTCACTATCAGATTGTGCTACGCCAATCTCTTCTTTGTCATAATAATCTTCTTCCATTAAACAGTAAGTATTTCCATGAGATTCATCTTTGTGAATTCCCATTACTCCGAATACTGTTACTGTACTGACTCCATAATCACAGCAGATATTAATGTCATGTATCTTGAAGGGTAATTTATCATAGACATGTTTTTTTACACTGAACATGTCATAGATTGCACCTTCAGCTATTACCCATTGGCCCAGGATGTTCCTTTTATAGAACACTTCACTTTTTTGGTTTACACGTTTTAACTCCTGGACGTAATGTGGATCAAGATTAGGATTATCATCTAATAGGAACTTGAAAGTTTTAACTGTTCCTGATTCGAGTAATTCTTTATTGTTAATGTAATTTGTGAATATGTAATGATAGGGACTATCTGGGTTAGTGTTCCAGAACATTTTTGCTCCAGTATCACTACAACGTGATATGGCCATTTCCACTGCAGATTGTGGGCATCTTGCTATCTCATCTGCTAACCATCCACCAACACTCATACCTGCAATAACATCAACTGCTTTCTCATCATTAAAACCCATTACATAACAGAGTTTATCTTCTATTTCTAATTCTCCATCTCTTTTATGGTAATGATACTCTTTGCCTTCATTATTCAGCATTTTGAGTAATGGGCGGATTACATTTCTTCTAAGTGATTGTGAACTTTTTCCACTTATCAGGAATTCATCACTTTTGGATTGTTCTAGGAATTCAATCCATCTTGCGTTACATGCTATTGTTTTACCACTTCTTACACTTCCATCTGCAATATTTATCCATGCATCTGAAGTGAATAAGAATTGTAATGCAGTTTCTCCCCATTCTCCATAATGGAAGTAATCATTACTTTTGAGTTTCCTGGAGGTATTTTTGCCTGCTTTTCTCAATTGACTCAGCCAACCCTATAACTCGATCATCATTAATATTAACATTCAGGTCATCTTCATCAATCAAATCATATTTTAGTTTAATAGCTTCCAATCCTAATTTCTTCATTTTGATTCTGAGATTCTGCTCCTTATATGGATCATACTTTTCATCACCAGGAGGAATATCCAAATCTATATTTATTGATTCAGCTTGACCTATTAAGTCATCTAATTTTTTAATATCATTATAACGGTAGTCTGCTGCTAACTCAAAACTTTCCTTAGCCTGAATTTCTTTGTCTGCCTGTTTGTTTTCAGCTTTGGATTTTTGTTTTTCTTTTTCAATAATTTTTTGTTTGACTGCAGCTTTGACATTGAGATTATTTTTTTTATAATTGTTCAGAGCAACATATGAAATCTTTTCACCATATTGATTTTGCAAATCATCTGAAACATATCTCCCACTATAACCTGCCACTAGCAAGTCCACGATTTCATTATAATGAGATGATGTTTCAACTTTACTTTTCCTTGCCATTAACATACACCTCAAACATTATCATTACTGATAAGTAATGATTACCAATGGTAAGTTACCAGTCTTTGGTAAGTTACCAAATGAAAAGATATCAAAAAAATAATTTTCATTAAATAAATTTGAATATCACACCAACAATAATACTGATAATTATCGGTGCACCTATTGCAACTGTATTTCTGAAACTTCTCTGTGATGCTACAAAATCTGTGAGTTCAGTTTTAGTATTGACTAGTTCATCAGATAATGCATCAATTTTTTGTTCCAGGTCTTCGAATTTTTTATCACTTTCTTTTTTACTTTCTTCTCTTTGTTCTTGACCGGCTTTCAACAAGACGGTTACTTCAGTTACTTTTTCGATAAGTTGTATTTGTTGTTGTCTGTCATGTAATAATTCTTTATTAATGCTATGGATGTCTTCTTTTTTACTATCCATTCGTGCTTGTAGTTCCGCTTGGTTACTTTCTAACTTCGAAAATCTTTCTTCATGTACGCAAATATGGTTAGCCGGCATTTTCTTCACCACCTACTTCATATTCGCTTGCCGGGCTAATGTCGATTATTTCATTTTTATCATTATGTGGTTTAACATTCTGCGGATTCATCGACATCCTCTCCAACTACATCATCTTCAAGTTCTTCAGGTTCAATTTCAGTTTCGGTAGTTGGATCAACATCATCTTCAACTTCAGTTTTTTCTTCAGGTATTTCTTTATTGATTATTGTTGTGACGAATTTTTTGAAGCGGTTCCATTTGAGGTTGTTTTTGAAATATGAATCCAATATGGAATAGATAAATCCGGCTAGCAATCCAAGGTATCCTGCAAGTTCCACATCTGACATGGGAAGGTTGATTCCATGGGCGGCTGCCATCGAGATTGTTCTAGTTGCTATCATGATTAATATGAATTTACCATATGTTAATCCGTTTCCAAGATAATTTTTTTCTGCCATAATTTTCTCTCCTAAATAAATAGAGTTTAAATATAAAAAAATGCTGTGGGGAGGATTTGAACCTCCAAAATTGCACCAACGCATTTAATTCAATGCATATTTGAGAGATAATGAAAATATTTCTCGAAATCAAAGAATAATATAATCGATTGCTATGTTTTCCACAGCATATAAAAAAAAGATTTAATATGAATATAAGATGTTTTTATCCCCAATTAACATTCCAGGAAATCATATTTTTAGGCATATGAAGTCGAAATAGTAAAAACTTCCAACTTTTAAGATTTGGAAATTGTATTTATGACATTGAAAATTATAAACAAGACAAAAAATTCAGTAACACGCTTTTAATACACAGACGCAATCAATGGTATTTTAGTTAAAAACTCTAAGTGTTTCAATTCCGTATATAAACTATTTTTAAATCAATTCGGCGAATAATTTTAATGAATAAAAGAATAATATGCTCCCATTCATCATGTAATTGAGGATAAAAACACCCTATATTCTTAAACCGTAAGGATAATCAATTTGTACACCAGCAGTATACTGATATGGTCCACGGACTATTAAACCACAATGTGGACAATAATCTTCATCATGATTTTCATCATAATCTAATTGTTCACCACATTCTGGACAGTTAATTAATTGTTCTTCAGGAACCTCTTCTTCATCATACCAGAGACATTCATGATTCATGAAAGTTTCATCATAAACATGATCATAAAAAAATGCACAACTAATACAATGATTAATCTCAGTATGCTTATACATTCAATACCCTTACTATAATACTATAGGACACACCAGGGACAAAATAACTTTACTTAGTTTTCCCTTTACTCTCCAACATAATCTCATGGTCATAATCAGTAGTAACCTGTGGAGGAATAACCCCTTTCATAATATACTGCTTTGCCAATCTACAAATAATAGTTTCAAAAGTATTATGTGTAAGATTATATTTACTGGAGACAGTGTACCTGTCAATTTTCACACTTATATCCTCCATCATCTTAACATAGAATATGAATGCTAAAATAATGGTTTCTTCACTAACTGTACGATGCAATTCCTTAAAATCATTACTATGCTTCTTAATCAGGAATTGTACCTGTTTTTTCTGAGATGGAGTAACAAGTAATGTTTTTGCATCATTCAATATTAAATCCAATTTAACTAACCTGGACTTTAACCTTTGCTCCCTTTTCACTTTACGTTCATATTCATTACTACGCTTTTCACCAGGAACATAAGGTTCATTATACTTATCAATTAACTCCTGATAATCAACCATCATCCACCCCAATACTATCCATTAATTGCCTTAAAACACTTTTACCCAACATTGTCCTTTCACTAAGATAAGCTTCCCTAATAGTATGTTTAATAATATCCACTTCATCTTGCAACTTATTTAACTCATCCACAGTTTCATCACATAATTGTTTATGTTCATCTTCCCATTCCAAATAAGTAAATGGACTTTTAGGATTTAGATTATCCTGAATGGACCATACTGGAGGAACATATTCCTCACCAAAACTAAATCCCCCATCCAATAAAAATCTATTAAATCTTTTATCATCCATTTTCCCTATTCACCTCTCTAATATAGTAATACACTCTTCAGGACACACATCCATACATACTTCACAATACTGGCACTCACTAGGATTATGTTCAAAACATTTACCATCCCAAGTTAAAGCAGATGTAGGGCAGGTATGTACACATTCCAGGCAATAATCACATTCACTATCATCAATTTTAACCGTGACAAAATTAACTCCCTCAGCCCCAGTCATTCAGATAACTCCTCTTCAATTCAACACTATTAGTGGGCTTCTCAGTTTTAATGAGACCTGTGATATCTTCAACATTGATTAATTTTCTAACTGTAAGTGTAATTTCAGTGTATTCCTCATTTAATCGTTTTTGAGTTACAATTACATGGTCATCATTTTCCAAGTAATCTAATGAATCTCTAAATGTTTTGAATGCATCATCAGAATCCAACTCTTCATTAAGTATATCTGATGCTACAACTAATGTTGCTTTACATGAGTGTCTAATTAACTTTCCTAAATGTTGTGCTCTTTCAGTCATTCTAACATCTCCTTTTCAATTAGAATCTACTTCAACAATCTCATCTAACATTTTAACAGTATTCCAATAGGCCCTTTCTAATAATGCAGGGTCTTTCAGTTTCAGGAATGCAGGTGTTGTTCTACCTGCTCTCCCTTTACCTGCTGCTATGCAATCACATATCATTTCAATTACATCAATGAGATTCACATCTAATGGACAGTTGGCATTTAAATGATGGCGTTCCTCGAAGATATGAGTTTGATACCAATTAGCATTTTTGAATTCAGTATCAGTATGAGGTTTCAACACTTCCTCTGCAAATTCATCGAAGTATATACTTTTAGTATAATCATGATGAACACCTCTGTCAATAATCATATCTGCTACCACATCCATTATTTCGTTTACATCTCCTCTGTGCATAACTGTTGCTTCGTAAAGTGTTTTTTTACTTAATTTATCATCTGCAGTTCTACTGTCCGCATTTTGTGTATTTTTAATAAAGATTTTTTTAGTCATCGTCTTCCCTCATCTTTTTTGTAGCTAATTTCATTAACTCTTCCAAAGTTAGATCATCATAATCAGTCATTCTTCCACCAGTTCAATTCCATGTGCTTTTAAATAGGGTTTCCCATAAATTTTAACTAATAAATTGTAAACTGCATGAATACTATCCGCATAAGTGTTACCCATTACTAATCCAGTTTCATGATACCCTTTAGCATATTTAGCCAGTTCTTCTTTTGCGATTTCTAATAATAATTCATCATTTACTATTCCACTCATTTCAAATCAACACCTTGCAATTCTACCCACACATCATAGTCCATACATCTATTTTTTTTAATTTTTGTGAGCAATTTTTTAAACCCCTCATTTTCTTCTACTAACTCATTTAGCTCTTCAATAAATAATTCCATTTCATCTGCATTATCCACATAGAAACTATCCATTCCATTACAGAAGTATGGTTCATCAATTCCATTTTCATCATCAATATCAAAGGTAAATCTTTTTTCAGTCATTCCCATCACCATAAACCAATTCAATTAACTCTTTAATGTCATAAATATGTTTTTCAGTCATTCAAAATCCCCTTACAATTACTTTCCTATATTTCATTCTAAAGTTATACTTTGAAGGATACTGTATTGAAGTTCTCATATTTCTAATAAATTCATATCCTCTTGTTTTTCGTTTAATAACTGATTTAAATTTAAACCCTTGCTTTGTATTATATACTGCATCTTTAAAACATCGATTAGAATAAATTAAATGCCAACTAAAAGTTACTCTTGGATTTCTATGATAACTAACACTATTCCAACGATTTTTAGTCATTTAAATATACACTCCTAATTTATTTTTTAATTTAACCCATTTAGAAGTAGTATAATCATCACACTTACAATCCATATCAAAATGAATATGGATGCTGCAAGTTTCGGAAGGGATTATTCCAATTGGAGATTTATTATAATAACTACAACTGCGACAATCAACTTTATCATTCATTCTAAATCCTCCATTAAATCTTTCAAATAATAATCAATATCCTCTTCACAGTAATACTGATTCTTTAACTCTTCTTTTAATGCATTAGTTAGAGCATTAATGATTAATTCTTTTTTATTCAATTCATTAACTACAATTAATGCATCTTCAGCTGGTGCAAGAATTATATCACTATCAAATTCAGTTTTCAGTTCTTCCTGTTCATCATGTATTTCAACAATATCATCTTTGAAGTCAGGATCTGCAACATACCTACTCATAAACCATTCACTCTTTTTTGATTCTTTTAAAACTATATTTCACACCATCAGCATGGTTATTAATTACTCTGAAGATTGTTTCAATATCTTCCATATGCTGCTCAAATAATTCATTCCTTAATTTCATTTCACGTCTAAAATAATAAAAATCAAGAAGAGTATACTCTGCTATAATTACCCAGAGCATTATAATACCGAATATTAGTAACTCATTCATTCCAAATCACCTTTTAAGTTTTTCATACAATTAGGACAATATCTACCACCTGCTCCATCATAATAAGCATATGATGTATCTGCACCACAATAAGGACATTTCGGAGTAATCTGTTTTATAAACTCTTTTAATTTTTCTGTATCAATAACTTGTGTTTTAGCCATCTTATTTGCTCCATTTAATCGCAATTTAAAATATACAAACCACTTTCAGATAATAACAATTCTTCAATATTAGTATAACCATATTCATCATCAAACCTTACACCAATGGGAGCATCATCAGGTAAACCAGCTAACGCTTTTTTTAGTGAACCTACTGTACAACGATACTCTCCTAATTGTTTCTCTTGTTCCATAATGAAAATCTGTTTATCAGTCATTCTAAATTCTCCAATATCACTTTTATATCGGCATAAGGTTTTTCAGAATAATAGTAACCCCCACCACTTGTTGTTGCTCTATAATGTCCTTTTCCATACATAAAATTCCAATGTAACAAACAATCTAACCAAAATTCATTATCTGACCAACCACCAGTTGCTAATAACCATAATCCTTCTCCAACTTCTCTTACTGCACCAAAATTGTATAATTTATCTTTCGCATAATCAATAAGTCCATTAAATCCAAATTCTTTATAGATATTGTTGATATGTTCTACTTCAATGTCTTTTTCTTTATCAATTGTTCTTAATTCATCAATAGTTTCTTTTAATTCCTTGTTTTCTTTATGTAACTTATTTAATGTTCCTTCTAAACTTTCAGCACCTAAACGATTATTCAAAGTGTAACTTTTATGATGAAATGGATCTACTACAATGAAAAATTTTCCACGTTGTTTCACACTACATTTCATTTGAATAACCCCTTACGAAATGACTTTAACTCCCTCAGATAAAACTCCATACTGGATGTGTCACATTTTGGGTCAATTATTTTCCAGTCATGTATTGCAGTTTCCACTCTGTTAATCTCCTGGTCAAACTTCACCTCTATATCCATTAAAGTATCTTCACAGGCACTATTATACGCTAGTAATTCCTGGATACGGAGATTCTTCTGTTTTAATTCAAGACGGTACTTTTCACAATCATTCTTCATTTCATCACATACCTTTTCTTTTTGAAGTAGGATATTATCATATCATATTCCTCAGGGGAACAGCGAATCTCTCCTTTCTCCTCATCCACTTTCCTACCAATAACATTAGGGTCTTTAATGATTCTCACCCCTCTTATTGCCCTGGCATCATATGGGTCTATCATAATGGTATGCCTCCGTAGAGTATCTTGTGTACTGCATCCATGTCTGTCTTGTAGATGTGTAAGCTGCTGCAATGATAATCAATTCCTTCAAAGAGTATCCCTGGGTATTCATCTCTTAACAGGTCCGCCATATAGATTCCCAGGCAATTAAGGAATAACATATTACTAGGCCATGCACCGTAGCAGTCATTACTACGGAACATTACACTTAAAAAAAGATTATCTCTTCCAGTGTATTCATCTTTCCTTATTAGGAATTGTAACCAGTTCAGGCATGGTATATCCTGTTTGTCATGGTCCTTATCTGCAGAGTATAAGCAGGCCACTCCACGATTACTACCTTTATTATAAGTTAACCTATCCTTGATGATAGTTAACTGATTATATGACTCCCCATTATAGGTCATGTTCTGTAATCTTTCAGGGTAAGTGTAGATGAATCCTCCCCCGTCTATGGAGTATTCATTGGTGATGCTGGAGACGTAATCTGCTAATGCTTCACCTTTCATTGGATATTCTGGTATATCAGCGAATCCTTTAAATATCCAATCGATACTGGTTTCATAACTTAATGGTATCGGGTATGCTGCATCTACGAACAGGTTTGGTATGAATTCATGTACTCCGATAATTTCACGGATTGGACTATCATCCTTGTGATGATCATGTCCATTCTCTACTATTTCATTGAGTAATCTTTTCCATATTTGTCTACGTGACTCCATAATTAGTCATCCCTTTTATTCCTTATCATTCCACTTATACTGTCATCTGTTTCTTCTTTTTCCAGGTAATGCATTTTCAAGTGGTGACAGTAGTCAATGGCCTTGTCAATGTCTTTCACTGCATCATCCTTGCTTCCTGCACGGACTGTATACTTTATAATGTTACCTTTAAGGAATCCCAGGTATTGTTCTTCACTCATTAATCCTTTACGGAATGCTTGTAATGGACTTAAACCATTCTTACTATAATATACTGGTTCACTCATTCACTTTCCCCCACAGTTTGTTCTATTTCTTTTGTCATCCTCTCCAGGTCAGATTTAAGTAATTGTTCCTGTAAATCATAACTGAATAATTGATAGGCTAAAAATACACCTATCACTATACCTATCATGAATAAGAATAATGACTCGACAAATCCTATAATTATCAACATCAGTACTCATCCTCAACATCTAAACGTGGAGCCAATAAGAATTTCATACAACCATCACCACTAATTAAATGGAATTCAACTCCTACTGGCATGTTATTACCAATATTAATAATGCATTCTTCACTAATTTTACTGGCACGGAAAATATCCTTGAGTTTATCCAAACTTAATTTAGATTCCACATACTCATTGACATCTTCACCATGCAAGTATTTCACGTTAGTGTCACCAAATTCCCCATCACAAGAAACAATGAAATAATCCTGATCCACACCAAACTTACAATGTTTACTGAATAATTCCATATCCCCAATACCATCTTTAACAACACTGGAACGAGTTTTAACACTAACAGGAAAATCCACTCTAGGAGGCTGTGGAGAATCATATTCAGAATCTAATAATCTTAAATTATACTTCCTGGTGGCATCACCTTCAAAGGTGATAATGAAATTCCCTTCATCCAATCCTAATTTAAGAATATCATCATTTTTCATACGCTTAAGAATATTCATGAATTTAATAGTGTCAATAATAATTTTTTCTGGAGTTTCACAATCAAATTCATCAAACAAAGTAGGTTTAAACTCCAATTCAACAAAAGTAATATGTGATTTATCTAAAGCACATAATCTCATACCTTCATCTTGGCTAAAGGATAATTCAACTTCATCTACAATATGACTAATACTATCAAAGGCATCCTTGAATACCCTTGGATTACATAATTCAATATTCATGATATCAACCCATATTTTTTCATTACTTCTTCACGGTACTCATCTAACCTACTCATCTTATGATTATGATAAGCCATGCTAAACTCTAATGCTTCTAAAACTATGTTCCTATGATTTACTGGAATATCAGAATTGTTAATATATTCCCTAGTCTTGTTTAACTCTTCTAATTTTAATTCATGAACTTCCATATCCTGACGGATAACCCTTATTGTTTCTTCAACTTCATTCACCATTATTTCCATTCTCCATCAATTTTCTTTCTTCAGCAGCATAATATTCAGCTGCATCTTCAATCTTTTTCAAATACTCTTCCACTTTTTCATCAGTACTATATAGGCATAATGTTTCCATACATCTTTGAATCTTATAGGTGGCCATAATGTACCTTTTACGATTCTCATCCATAATTATTCACCATTCTTCTTCAGGTTCTGTGAATACTTCATCCTGACATTTTTGACATAAGCCAGATATTTTAAATTCCCTTTTACTGAGTTCATCACGGAATTCTTTTTCAGGATCTATCACTTTACCACAAAAAGGACATTTGCCCTCATCACGGTTTTTCATTTCTTCAGGAAACGCTTTCCTCATAAACAATTCAACTTGCTCAATCATAATCTACTCCTCACATTCCACTGTAATTACTGGTAATAACTCATCACCATTATCCAAATATTTTGGATTATATTTTGGTCTTGGCAAATAAGCAATATCCATTAATTTCCTTACACTTATCACTTTACCCATCACTTTAATCTCTCCTTTATTCCACCAATTATCCATATAATGCATAATATTAAGAAAAGAATATAATAGATATAGACAAACATTTAGTCTTTCCACCCATTCTTTTCAAGTTCAATTTTACGTTCCTGAGCCTCCTCCAAAGTCTCATAATTACCAAAATAAACATTCTTATTATTCATCCTCCGACGAACATAATACCGCTTACCCATATAATAAATATACTTACCATACTTATTCGGCAACCTCTGCTTAGGATAATTATCATGACCTATAAGATTACAAATCGCATCCTTCAAGGATAAATTATGTTTACGGAGAGCATCATCAATAGACATTCCTTGTCTTAAATCATTTTGAAATTCAGATAAATTATTCATCGTCAATTACTCCACATGATTGTTCACAGCAGGGACATTCAAATATGGTGCAGTACTCATTACTGTCACAGTGTTTACAATTCAATTACTCCACTTCCTTGACAATTCCCTATCAGAGAACTCACTATATTCCTTACAAACCTTGTACTTTTCACTTACATTATCCTCAAAGAATTTCAAACAATAATCTTTCTTTGCATTGTAGTTTTCACAATCTGAATGTATATTACTCATTCTTTCAACTCCAGTCTTATTGCATATTTTTCTAAACTGATGCGGTCATCAATTAGTTCTAATTGTCTTTTGATAAGCTTAGTGTTCTCTTCAGCTATTTTCATCAATTGATAATCCTCTTCATAAGTATTCTCAATATATGCCTGAACTTGTTTTTCAGTTGGATTTTTACTTAAACCAATTGTGTCTTTCAAGTCAGGGTCCAGTCTTACTGCATTACTTTTGTGCAAGTAAGTTAATTTTAAACTTAGTTCACTATTGACTGCAGCTTTTAGTTCATTGAGTTTGTCCTGTTTGTTGTTGATCATGATTGCAAGTGTGGTGACTGGTGAAACTTCACCAGTACTTATTATCTTGTCAAGTTTTAAATTTGAGAATTCTATTTTTTTATCCATTGTTTTGCTCCTGGTAGATCATTCTTAGTTTACGGTTAAAGTCACTGTATTCTTTGGGGTTGGTGAAGTAATAGGTGTTTATTTCACCGTTGTGTTTTGTGATGATTATTGTGTTTGATGTTTTGTGCCCGCTGAATGAACTGATTCCTTTTTCTCGGATTTTCATTACTTCTTCATTGAAGTCAATTTTTTTGTACATCTTTTCACCTTAGTATAACATTGTTATATGATATCATTGATAAATAAAAAAATAATATAATAATAATAAAATAATAATAATATCTTTACTACAAGAAAGTAGGACAGATAATAATTTGATTATATGACAAGTGTCCTACTTTTTTATAATAAAGTAGGACACTACATCAGTAAACAAAAATCAAACTGTCCTACCAACAAGTATGACATCATTATAATAATCACATAACCCAGTCTTATACTCCTCCAAATCACAACCTAAATGCCCAACTTCAGATTCAATAATATCCCTGACATACTTTCCAGTAATAAAATCTTCAAGAGACTCATTTTTACCATTAGAATCACCAAACATAGAAATAATCTTCTGATAACTTTTAACCCTCAACTCAGATAACCTGGAAGTATACAATGAATCCTTCTTCTTCTGGATATCCTCTAACCTCATCTCTTTAGCAATAAGGTCATACTTCAAATCTTCAATCTCCTTATTCAGGAAATGCTCTTCAATACTCAACCTGTCAACTTCATTAAGAGATAACTGATTAAAATACTCAATAGCATGTCTTGCAGTATAACCGCTTTTTTTAAGTTTCTCTTTTTCAGATTGATGTAACCTAGCTGAAACACGAGCATACTTATTAAACTCACTCATACATTCACCTCAGCGTAAACATTACTGTCAGTTATACCCATTGATTCTGCACAGGCCTTCATATGTTTACAATACTTTTTCCTGTAATAATATTGTGGACAGGTGCATAACCAATGATGATCCTTATCATACATCACATCATATGTTACTCCAGGAGTGGAGTCAGATGTGACTTCCAGGAATAATGTTTCATCATTACTTTCAAGTAACTTCACATCCATCATTAAGCCTCCTCAAAATAGTCACATCTGCAAAGACCACCACTAGGATTAACTTCTCCTTTAGGATGTGTGCAACCGAAACTAACTTCTCTATTAGTTATAGTTTCGATTGTGTATTTACAGTCATTACAACAATGATATTCAGTAATCATAATTCCACCGCTTCTATCTTTTTTTTGAGTTCCTCGAATTGTGTTTTAGTCAAATAGTAATCAATGCAAGGGGTTTTGAATACAATTTTCCCTTTGCATTGTGGACGTTCATTTCCAGCATATTTCTCAAACTGGAAACAATCAATCCATTTTCCCTGGTAATTCATATTTCCTCCAGTATCTTGATACACTTGTATTCTAATGAAATATGTGAAGGTAATGTTCTTGCTTCATGAGATAATTTACCTCCTTTTGTGTATACTGCTAATATAGTGTCCCCTACTCCTAATTTAATATGTTCAGTCCTGCAAGGGATATCAAGAATATTAGCTATAGCTGGATGAGATACACATGAAATGGCATTTTCTGCCATCAACTTAAATTCAGATTCTCTTAAAGTATGATACATTAATATACCGTTTTCAGGTCTTGGCATACTCCAGGACCAACCATTCAAAATGTAACATGCCATGTTTAAATTCACCTCAAAAAAAATAATAAGAAGAGTTAGTTTTCTAACCCCTCTGGACAATTTTTATCAATATACCTAATCAAAGAAGCTCTATTCTCTTTTGGAAGTACTTCCTCTTTGATTAATTTCACTACCCTACTTCTCATACTGGATTTAGTAACTTTAACCCCTTCCCTTTCAAGCATCCCTTTGATTAGAATGCATTGGTTTCTAACTGGATCATCAACAAAGTTTTCTTTAGGGATTTCATCTGCAGTTACAAAATCATCTACAGGTACAGGTTCAGGTGTCATCTCAGGAGTGTTTACTTTTGGAGTAACTTCTTTAATCAATGGTTTTGAAGGTTTAGTTTCTGTTTTAGGTTCACTCTTTTGATGAACATTATTTTCAATGGTACGATATTTTTTCACTTGATGATTGTAATTCCCTTTCTCATCAACAAAGCAGAGATATTTTTCATTAACTAAACTGTTAACTTTGATTACTGCTTTTGGTGATTGGAAGTCTTCAGTGTAGATTACTTCCATATCGATTTGTCCTATGAAAATAATATGTTTACCAGAATCAAGTAGTGCTTGTAAAATCTTGTTAAACCTTTTTGCACGGTCACTATATTGTGCAAGGCCTTTAGCGTCAGAGGTTAACATTTCCAATAATGATGTTACTCCATCTAAGATGATTGTATCGAATTCTGTTTTTTTGATTTCTTCGATTGTGGATTTCACATTCCTGAATGTTGAAATGTCTGTTTTCATGTCAATCTGCAGCACTCTTCCTTCAGTGAATAAAGAGGTTTTGTTAGTGTCATCCACATCAATTACAACTGGATTGAGTTGATGTTTTTTACAATAATCTGCAGCGAATGTTGATTTTCCACTACCATCACGGCCGTAAACCATTACTTTTCTGAGATTGTCTTTTTTAGGATTTTTAAATTTTAGAGCCATTTTAAATCACATCCTGCATGTGATTGTACATATTTCCACTGTCTGTTGCTGAGCCGATTGCCAGGAATACTACTAATGCAAGAATAATCATCATCATTACTGTGATGAGTAATAATAGTTCGAATCTGTGAATGTATACCCAGCAGTTGATTTTTTCACGTAAGGTGAGTTTTTTCTGTAACCTTACTGGTTGTTGTTCGATAGTGTAACCGAAGAATGCTAATAAGGTTATTAAGATTAGTTGGATGTTCATGATATCACATCCAATTTTAAAAGTACATGTGCAACACTTAGTGGATCTACTCCGTTTCCTATGATGACGGTTTGTAAGTATCTTTTACCGTATGGGTGGGAGTAGGTGCTGCATTCATATCCTAATTTTTTCATGTTGGCTATGAATGTTGGTACTTGTTTGCGGTATATTTCAATTCCTGGAACTTGTTTGTAGGTGGTATTGTTTTCATCTTCAGTGATTCCAATACATCCCCAGTCAAGGTTTGGTTGTTTGTATCCTTTTTCGGAGAGGAGTTTGCTGATGATGTAAGGTGCTCCTTCTTTATTGATACAGTAACCTACGGTTCCGCATTCAAAGTTATGGGTGTTTTTACATGTGTCGCATTCGGAGAGGTCTATGTTTTCTTCGAATGTTGGTAATTCAAATCTTCTGTCGAAGCTCATGCAGAATCACCTCTTAGTTGTCTGCAGAGCTCGCCTAGTTCTAGTGCGATGTTACGATATTGTTTGAGTGTATCGTATTCTTCTTTGCTTATAGTGATTGTTTCACTTTTTACATTTTCATACATTTTCTTCATCCTCGTAGGATTTTTTTGGGAAGAATTTTTTGGGAACTGCCATTCCGTTGAATTCTTCTTAATTATAAGTTAGGTTATCTTAATATATAAATGTATGGTAAATATTTACCTACATATTAGTTAAAATGTAGGTAAATTATTTATAGTATGTTATCAAATATATTAACAAAGAACAACAAAAAAGGAGTTATGAAATTGTTTGAATTAGAGTCAACAGTAAATTTACAAACATCACATTCAAAATCATTGCGTACAACAGTTCCAGTGGAAATTGTCCAGGCCCTACACTTAGGTGACAAAGACAAACTTCTATGGAATGTATCCATCATTGATAATGAGTTAGTATGTACTGTAAGTAAAAAATAATAACATTTTCTTATTATTTTTTTAAATCCAAAAAAAGCATTAAAATTATTTAAAAGCATAGCTAATACGATTAAACTTCGCATTCTGTCTGCGACTAATTTAAATAAATTTAAATAGCATTTAAACCAAATATATTTATTGGTTACGGAATTCATTTCATCCTCGTAGGTGTCTTGTTTTTAAGTAACCAGTGTTGAGGATGCAAGAGGTGCTGCCACACCAATGATTCATCCTCTACACAAACTTACAATTAATTATTCTGTTTTTTTAAATATTTAAATCATTGTTTTACAATATATTTTTACGATTTTCTATTGTATATTTTTAAGTCATGGTTTTTGATGATCACTACTTATTTTTGATACCTCCAGGTGAATTTTATTTTAGAAGTACCAAACCCTTGATTATCATATTTGTTAAATGAGTATATAAACATTTTTATTTGATAAAAATAAATATTGTTTAGAAATTTTTAGTTATAATTATTAAGTTGTTCATCTAAAAAAATAAAACATCGGTATTTTAAAATTTGCTGTTTAACAAAAAAACTCCAAAAATATCAAACTGTACAAAAAAATTAATTAAAAAAAATAGTAAAAAAAAGATGAAAAATAAAATTATACCTTCATCTCTAAATATTCATTAATAACACTTAAAATACGTTCCTTATAATTATATAGTTCAGAAACATTTTCAATATCTATTTTCTCACCTTTCTTACCACCATTCTTAGTTAGAGTGATTTTATCATAGAATTCAACACGTAAATGCTCTTCATTATTAAAGTAGAAACGTACAATAGGATATCTTTGATTGTTATCATATAAGATATTACAATAATGTTTCCTATCTCTTATAGCTACCATATCAGGGTTAATTACTTCAGATGCAATGGACCTGATAATGAAATACCCTTCTTTTTCAGTGTCAGTAGTTATAATTCCATTTTCAATGTCAATCTCCTCATCAAGATTATCTTCCTGCTCTTCCTCATTATTTGCAATTGCATCCTTAAGAGATCTATTAATTTTTTCACCAATTATCTCATTAACCGCAACAGCAATCAAAGCACCGAATCGTTCTTTAACGTTAGGTGTAAGAATACCATCATACACTTGCCTTGCAATCGCTATAACAAATTCTTCTGATGGTTCTTCAAATTCAGATAACAATGTTTTCTTGATTAAGTTACGATATTTCAGATTATCTGCTCTTGATACAACTTCATCAACATTAAAATTAGGTTTTGCAAACTTCTCCAATTCTTTAATATCTTTTTTAGTTAAATTCAAGATATCAATATCAAGGAAAGGTTTCTCATCCATCTTATTATCATCACCTGTAGTAAAAAACTTATATTCAATACCATTAGTTAATAAACCTATTTGAACGTCAGTTATAGCAACATACCTAAATAACTGTGAAATATTATCAGTATTCAAGTCATTAGTTGCAGGTTTACACTCAATAAAAATAATTGGTTCACCATCTTCCAATATTGCAAAATCAACTTTCTCTCCTTTTTTAGAACCAACATCCGCAGTATACTCTGCACGAACTTCAGCAGGATTGGTTGTATCATAACCCATCAACCTTAAAAAAGGAGTGATTAATGCGATTTTTGTAGTTTCTTCTGTATCAATGTGTTCAAGCTTTGCAGGAATCTCTTTTGCAAACTCTAATATTTCATCTTCAAATGTCATAATTAACACTCCATTATATAATCATAATGTATGTTAGTTGTGAGTATAAATACTTAATAGAAAAATCTATCAACATTCTATGAACATTCATCCAGGATAGAAAAAAATTTAACATAATATATGCACATATAATAATTAACTCATCATCAACTTTTCCTGCTGATGATCATAAAAAAACTATGGTGAAAACAATGGGATTATTCGACAAACTCAAACCAAATAAAGAAATTCAATGGTTCATAAACAAAAAAGTAGGAAGCTACCAAATAGAAGATAAATACATTAGATTAACCACCAAAATACCAAAAAAAGAATGCACAGTATTCTATAAAGACATAATCAATATAAGAAAAGGAAATAAAACTACAGTACTAGAAACCATCAATAAAGAATACCATATCTCAGCAGTTAATGGTGAAAACACCAAAGAAGCTGCAGAAAAATTATATTTAGAATTACTGGAAAAAATTAGTGAATACAAATAAAAGTGTTACTTAAGTAACACTTTTTTAACTATTTGTAATCTGTGAATCTAACTCCATCAGGTAAGACCTGGATTTTACTACCTTTAGGAATAGTAGTGTAAACACATTCACTATCATAATATATTTGGAATTCTTTATCTCCATGGCCTTCTTCAATCAATCTACTTAATATCTCCTCTAACTCTTTTATTGTTAATTGTTGAGTCATTATATCATCTCCTATTTTTTTCAAGCATATCTAATCTTGCTAGTACATCATCTACTTTGGATAATGTGTTTTTCATTTCATTAACTTCAGCGTCTTTTTCTTCGATTTGTTTTTCAAGCATGTTTATTTTTGTTTCCATTTCTCTTCTAACTTCACTAGTGTAAACTTTTGCTTCTGTTTTTTCGAGACTTAAATCTTCCAATGCAGCTATATAATATTCTTTCACATCTTGTACTTCTTGTTTGATGTATGATGAATCTGTTGCGACTGGAGACACATGGCCTTCCATTAATGTGCAGATTCTTAAATCTCCACAGTTCCTGGAGATGGTAGTTTCAAAGAACTTCCGACAGGCATGAGCATGGAATCTTGGTATTTTTTCAACTTCTTTGTCGAAGTCTTCCTTGGATAATTCTCCTTTGTCTATTGCTTCAGTGAGTTTTAGCATTCTCCATTTTTTTAGTTTTTGATTTTTCTTCCAGAATTCCGCTGCGATAGATGCAGCAGTTATACTTTCATGATAATTTGCTTTTTGAGAACCGAATAATGCATCAGTTTTTGACATTGGTCTGTTTACATGATTCTTGATTTTACGTAAGTTTTGTAAAATCAGGTTGCTACTTTCAGGATCATTAAATGTTACACATTGCACCTTAAATTTGATTGTTTTTGATGGATGAAAATTCCATGTCCCTATCATCCCATCCGGTGCATTGTCTATGAATTCATTGACATCAGTATAGTTATGATAGTCTTTTGTGGCTTCCATGAAATCCCCGATTGTTAATGAAGTAACGTCTTTTGCTCTCATTCCTGCACTCATTAAGAATTTTATTAAGCATGCATGGCCTAATGGTGATTCATTGATGACGTATTTGAAATCTTCTTTTGTTAATAGATACCATTTTTTGGTATCATCCTCTAATGTTTCCATTTTGGGTAGGGCGATGTCATAGAATTTTAGGAATGCTTTTATTTGTGTCAGGTTGTTGTTGATTGTTACATTACTGTTCCCTTTTTCGAGGCAGTATTCTATATGTTTGTTGAGGTATTGTTTTACTTTGGAGCGGGGGCCGTTTACATCGAATTTGATTGTTTGTTTTTGTATGATGTTGTTACCGTCTTGGTCTTGGCCTTGGAATATTGTTTTTTCAGTGACTATTTCTTGTTGTTGTTTGCATTCGATTATTATGTCGGCTAGTGTTTTTCCTGTGGATTTGGTGAATTTTGTTAGTATTCTTTTGTACCCTTTTTTACTTTCTTCGGTCAGGTTGGGTTTGCTTGACAGGAAGTTTGTGAAGTATATGTCTTCTAAAATATTGTATGCCATGATGATTGTCTCCTGGTTATTATATTATGATGTGCGGATATTTAAATTTTTACTACTCTTTGTTTTTTAGTAAAAAGTAGTATATGTAACTTGTCTTGTAGAGTAAAAAGTAGTGATTTCATCATGTATTGTATTTTAGTCCAGGACAATATTCATGAAAATAAATGTTCGTGACTATTAAAACGAACAATTATTTTAATATAATTTCAACACTAATTTCTTATCATCTATTTTTACAGTAATTTCATCAGATACTGGAAAAACAGAATCTTCTCTGTCCTTAAATTCAACTTCAAAATCATCTGGTAATTTTTCAACAATTTCTTTTAGAACTTCAATTTTCAATACTGCCATATTATGAATATTTATGAAAAATAGTATAAAAAAGTCACAGTTCCCCAACCTAATATTTTCACACCACCATTTTTTTAACAACCATCACCATTACCAAAAAAAAGAATAAAAAAATGAAGGTGGAAAACTTAACTGTGACTTCAATTAATATGTTATATCTTATTAATATAATACTCTTATGTAAGAGAGCATTTGAAAAGTAATATGCATGTATAATAGTAGACTATTTCAAAAATTTTGCAAAGACAGAAATGTCAGAAAAAGTACCAGGAAAGGGTATGAATCAGCATTAAAAAATTATACCCAATTCCATAACATGACAATTGAAGAACTAATAAAAGAAGCCCAAGAAGATGAAAAAGAAAAAATAATATTAAAAGATAGGAAAATCAAAAAAAGACTATTAAACTATAGAACATATCTTTTCAACAGCAACAAATCACCAAATACAATTAAAACTTATTTTACCAAAGTCAAAACATTCTACCAACATTACGAAATTGAAATACCAAAACTTCCTGACGCCAAATATGATAAATTATATGAAACCAACTATATGGACCTACCCACCAGAGAACATATCAAGAAAGTATTGGAAATAGTAACCGTAGACCTCCGCAGCATAATATTATTCATGTCAAGTTCAGGAACGGCCAAAGCTGAAACATTAAGTCTAACCGTGGAACATTTCATCAATGCTACTCAAGACTATCATAACGGAGGAAGCATCCAAGAAATACTAAACACCTTAAGTAAAAAAGACAACATAATTCCAACATTCTATCTGAAACGGATTAAAACAGATAAATATTATTACACTTTCTGTTCACCTGAAGCATCATCAGAAATAGTGAAATACCTCCAAGTGAGAGATGATCTAAAATTAACTGATAAATTATTTGACTTCACAGCATCAACATTATTGACCCGGTTCCAGGAAATTAACGATCAGATGAACTGGGGATTCAAAGGTAACTACAGATTCTTCAGAAGTCACACACTAAGGAAATTTCATGCAAGTAATATAGGCCTACCTGCTGAATACATTGACAGTCTGCAAGGCCGTAGCAAAAATGAGATACATGAAACATATATTAAAACCAATCCTGAAAAGTTAAAGGAAATTTATCAAACAGCAATGCATAATGTAATGATATACAATACTAAAAAAAGTGAAGTAATCAACCAGGAGTTTACTATTGTGATTAATGTCTTCCTATCTGGAAAAGAGTATAATATCATTTAAAAAAAATAAAGGGCCAACCATCCGGAAAATCCCGGACAATTGGCCCTTAATGTACTCAATTATATTCGATTTGAAAATAAGGTATTCTTTAAACGTAGGAAAAATTAATTATTTATGTTTTACATCTATGATATTCGCATTCTCTGCTACTTTATCAGATGGTTTCAAATCATTTATAATTTTTCATTGCACAAATTCATCAACAAGATGATCTTCATCAGGAATATCAAATTCATGTCTTAATTTATTAACTTCAACTTGCTTCTCTAGAACAACATCAGTTAACCCTTCAGATTCATATTCCTTATTAATTTCATTTTGTTTTTTCTTAATTACTCTTTTCTGATTTTTTAATTGAATTAATTTAAGAAATTCTTTTGCTTTATCCATCATTAATTTCACCTTAATTCTTTGTGAATACTAAAATTGATTTAACTCCACTTTTTGCATTAATCCAAGCTTTTTCAGTTGCAAAACTACGTGTTTCTTTATGTCCACAATAACAACCTTTGGCACATTTACTACCAAGACTATTCTGAATATTCCAATTATTACTACCTACACTATTTGCACACTCGTAATGCCCGTAAATTAATTTATATGCAATGTGTGTGATGAAATCTTGATTAGCAGATGCAATAATTTTTGCAAGACCTTTAACTCCAATGTCACTAAAATATTTTTCAGTGATTGATAATTTCTTATTATATTTTTTATTAAACCATGCTACAAATGTATGGAACCCTTGATGATCTGTACCTGAAGATGTAGTTCCCATAACTGCAGCGATTGTTTTTTGTGGAATGACAATTCCATATAAATTACGGATTACTTCTTGCATACTGTGAGGTCCACAATAATATGGAGTGTTTTGCCCCATGTTGTCACAGCCCTGTTTGGTTGCGTGACCATGTTTCTTTTTACTTGCTTTTTTTGCACTACTTGATGTGGATGTGCTGGTTGCTTTTTTAGTAACTTCACTGGTTTTAAAACCACATGTTTTAGGTAATCTTCCTTCTTTATCATAGAATACAATAATTTTCGCAAAGGAGTAGATGAATACTCTTTGTTTGATTTTTTTACCAAAACCGGATAAGTAATTTGGTAATCTCCTATTCTCTTTTTTTGACATGAAATTACTTAACTTTTTGGCGAGTGATTGATATGAATCTTGAGTTAATTTCAAATCAACTGTTTCACCTGATGGTTTTGGTGCAAGACTACATTTGATTAATGTTACACTTTTCCCCGGGTTTTGAACTGCTTTACCTATTAGGTACGCTGCATCTTGAATTGTGTATGTTGCATTGTCAACAGTTACTTTTCCAGGAAGTTTAGTTTCTTTTTCAACATATGTTTTAATTTTCTTTGATATTTTTACAATAGTTTTAAATTTTATTTCTGCCATGATTTTGACCTCAAAATAATATTTATTTAAAAAAAATGAGTGTATATTCAGCAAATACTAGTAGTATACAAATTCAAGTAAAAGGATGGAAATTTCTTCAAAATGGAAATATGGGTGGGGCAACAATAAAAATGTATCGTAATGAACAAAATGGATATATTTATTCACACTCTTCAATGACTACTCTAAGTTCAGGTACATCTACTTTTAATAATATGTTCCCATCTCAAATGATTCCTAGTATGACAGTAACAGTACCTATGAATTATTCAAGTAATAATAATAATAAAATATTGCTTCAAATGGGGGATTCTTCAATTATTGTTGATGCCAATGCTTCTGCTGCTAAAACTACTCATTTTGGATTAGTATATCCTTTACTAAATCCCTAAAATATTCATCAGTATTCAGCAAGTACCCAAAATATACAAGTCAATGTAATAGGATGGAAAAGAGTGGTACGTTACTATAACAACAATAATGTTTTTGAAATCTGGACTGATGGAAAATTAGCAACATATATTGTAAATACGAATAATTTTTCAGTAACTGCAAATACTCCTAAAACATTAACTTCTTTTGATAGTAAATATTCTCCAGCATATGTAGTAGGGATAAAGAATATAAATAATTATGCAAAGACTGCTGTTGTTGGTGATGGGAAAGTTGAAATAATCTCCACTGATACAAACGGTTATATGTGGGGTACTGCAACAGTACAATTGAAAAACCCATTATAATTAAAATATTATTCAGCAAATACAAAAAATCTCCAAATATTTGTTGATGGTAAAGAAAATTCATTAGAATGGAAATTAATTACCTCAAACAATAATTATGAAGTAAGATGTTTAAACAATAAACTTGTTGAATATATAATCCACACTGAAGGGACAGTTAATGTTACTAATGCTGTACAAAAATTAGATGGGTGGATACCTGAGGGATATCATCCTCCATTTAATATAACAACAATAGTCCCTCATGGATGGCCTATAATTACTTGTAGAACTGATGGAGCAGTTGCTTATCATAGTATCACTGGTTCAGGTTCGAGTAAATTGAATGGTACATTATACTGGAGAAAATCCTAGATATATTCAGCAAAGAACCACAACTGCCAGATATTCGTTGACGGATGGAAACAAGTAAGCAACATTAGAATTAATGGAAACCACAGACTCGCAGAATACCACTCAGAATATCTTAAGAATACTGCATCAGAAATTGCACTTGCAACAATACCTTCAGGTTATTCCCCAATGATACCTATAATACGTCCTGCACATGTAAATGCAGACATTAAATTTGTAATTAATACTAATGGAAGTATCCAATTAATAGGAAAGGGTACTGGAACTGCAAATATAAATGTATTATGGAGATATTAACGCTGATATTAATATTCCCATTCTAATTGCCCATATACTCCACAATAAATAGTACTGGTTTGATTCATGCTCCTTCGAAGTATTTGACCATTAGACTGCACAGCAATTATAACATCGTTACTAGAGTATGCTAATCCTACGACTTGACCTGCAGGACGATATCCTACAGGAATAGTATATCCTCCAAATGCTTCAAATACTGTTTTTACAGGAGTATCTTCATCCGATATTACGAATCTTAATTGTGCTTGATGACCATTAACTCTAAACACGAAACCTCCAGTGTTTAAAATCCTCCATCCCTGTATATCCACTTGACAATTACTACTACTTGCTGAAAACATCACTAATCCCCATGTGTCTGCAGTATAAGTCAGTGAAAAAGTACCGTTTACACCAGTTGTTCCAGACCTCCATGTTTGATTATCTTTCAGGACAGGAACAGTAACACCAACTACAGGATTACCTAATTGGTTAGTGACTTTCACTGTAATTGTCACATCAGTGTCAATGTCAACATTATATTTGTTGGCTGTGATTTGGTAATTGTATAAGTCAGTGATCTGATTCTTTGTATGATTATGACTTAATGGTGCATAATTGGATAATTGACTGACTTTTGCGAAATCAGATGAAAGGAATCCTGATAATGTTGTTGCATTAATTGGAGTGTTTTCATTAGTATTTGCAAGTATTGCTTGTAATCTTGCTTCGGTGAAATAGGTTTCATCAATTACTGCTAATTGTGCTTGCATTTCCTCTAATGTTTCAGCATCTGCTACACTAATGTTTCCTATTTTATTTCCACTGTCACTGTAAACAGTTATTTCAGCTCCGATGATTTTACCATCATCTTCACTGAATATTCTTGTATTAAAATCAACCATAAAATATCACACCTTGTATTCTATCCAGTTTTGTTTAATTGTTACTTGTTTATCAGTATTTTCTCCACGTGTACAGGTATATCCTAATGCGATTCCTACATCTTCAAGGTTTGGAGTGTATACTACTTCAAGTGTATCGTTTGCATTCAAGATTGTTGAGTAATCATCATCACTAACGATATCGAATATTAATAATCCTTTCGTATAATCTACTGTGAAATCAGTATCTTCTATGAGTTCTCTTTCATTGTCAGTATCCTTATTCAATATTACACTACGCAATGGATCTACTGGTGACACACGTAAAGGTACTTGTCTTGTCTCCAGGATTTTATCTTCAACTATGAAATCCTGTTTGAAATAATCAATAACTAATGGATTATTAACATATTTACCAGTAGTATTATTGTATACTCTGCCGACTTCAGATTGTACAAGGTCTTGTACGAATACTGGGTTGTAGGTGAATGTAATGCTTCCTGCAGGTAATTTCATTATAAGGTCTTCAGCTAGAACAATAGTGTCATCAGTGTAATCTACAAGGTAATCGTACCATTCACCAGGGTTGAATACCCCTTCATCTCCTCTTGGTTGAATTTGGCATTCAAGTATTGGATAAGCAGGACTATTCTTAAGTTGGAATGGGGTGTAGAGTTTGTTTTCTTCTTCATCTAATGTCCAGAAACTTAAACCATGAACAGTTTCCTCTTCATCTTCCCATGGTAGGATGTATACTCTTTGTTCACGTAGTAATTCTAAAGCTGTTGGATTATCAATAAGATACTGGTATCTGACGGTTAAATCATCATCTGTGATTTTATCCAAATCTAGGCCATCAATCCATGTGAATTCATCTAATTCTTTAGCAGTGATTATTTGGAAATGGTCCACTACTTGTTTTTCCTGGATGATTTCAATCTTACAATCAGTTGATGGATCAATATTCACTGGTGCAAAAATACGGCCCCAATGACTTGCACCTAACATAGGACTAACTTTTGGGTAATAGAAATGAGTACGAACATACATCTGTTTTGGTAAGACATTAGTGAAGTTAACTGTGATTGATTGTATTGCTGGACTTTTTGTATTATCTGTGGTCCACATCTTGACACGTATGAATAATGTTCTTGGATAATTACCTTCACTATCTTGACTGAATGCTCTTTCATGATTGACCAGGTCATACCATGTTCGACCATCACTTGACACTTGATACTGTAATTTACCTGGATAACTTGCAGCGTCTCCACTATCAGTACATGATAATATTACGTTACTGAATGGATTGGTATGAATTGGTTTCAAGTATAGATAATGGTCTCCAGTTACATATGTGGTTGAGTCTTGACGTATGTTTAATTGGAATGCGAAATCGGATGGTGTTAAACGGCCAAGATAATATTCTACTTTTAAATCGTTACGTCCGTATCTTTCCCATGTACGGCCATTATTGTTACTGAAGAATGCATCACCTAACATGTATTTACTGTTTTCACAGTTCCGACCCCATCCGCCAATCCTTGGGCAATGACTCCAATTACTTAAGGGGGACATGAAGACTAATGCATATGATTCTCCTTCTTCTAATCTTGGAGGTTGTGGGAATGCAATGGATACGAATCCAGGTTCAATTTTGGATGGGTCAAAAGTAGTTTCAGCAATAGGAGTATACGGGTTACCATCAGGCCATGATATAGTTTCATTCTGTCCAGTTGGAGTATTAGTACAAGTTCTAGAATCCCAATTCATTTTCGGTACTGTAACAGATTTGGTTTTCCATAATTGGACTGTTAATGCACTTCCCCAGCTGCCCCAAACAGTACCATTATTTGCTAAATGCAAACTCACAGCTTCTAATGTTCCACCTTTGCCAGAAGGCACTGTAAATGTTTGAGCCCTACATACAGATGGGATTTCTGCTAATTTAGGGTCTTTAATCCAATTAGGTCTAACTTGATAAGTTTCATTCTTATCATACCCTACATACCAATGTGTATTGATTTGACCGCTTGCCCAATTTTTCACTGATTGGTCTAATGTTCCAGGAGTATTCGGCAATACGGCCTGGTCAACAATAGTTCCTGTATCACTATCCACATAATGTGCAATAACCGCACTGGACTTATCACGATCAACTAGGGAATCATCACTAAAGTCTATGGTAACTGATTTATTAGTATCAGTATCAAAGATTACTTCATTATCTGTGGTTTCCATGAATCCATAACTGACTTTAGGGTCAATTGGTATTGGGTTGAATCTTTTACGTACTGCTGGAGGACTTAAATATCCTAATTCTTCTAATTGTTGTTTCAGGTATTCATCGTTTTGGCAGATTTGCCTGAATAATTCCACAGTAGGATACATTTGTTCACTGAAACTTTGTATCCTGTTTAAATTCCTATATTTAGGTTCACAATTAACCATCTATATACACCTTACCATTATTTTGTTTCTATGATAATATTCTCCAAATTAGGGTTACTATTACGTGTAGTATGAATATACAAGTTTTTAGTACTGATACTATAATAATAAGAACCGATAACAGATTCCACTTCCTCAATACTGTTTACACTTCTAAGGCCACAATTAGTATCTTTCTCAGTTACACCAACAACAAGACTTGGCTCTGCAATCCAATAAGTGTAATTCTTATCAGCAACTTTATTGAAATCCTTACGGATACTACCTGTTGTTAATTCGAAAGTATACTCCACATCAACATCCCCAATACTATCCTCCAGGAATGTACTGGTCATTTTCTCATAGATATCATGACTAATTAATACTTCATCATTTGCTACGCCAATTTCACAGGTGCCTAATACTTCACCTGCTTCAAAGGTAGCTTTTAAGATGATTTTCTTATTTGTTAGATCAACACTTGATTCAACTTGTTTTTTCACAGTTAAGTTACCCAATCCTACATCAGATTTTTTAGGTCTGCTATTACTAGAACCTAACATGATATATTGTATTGGTTCAAAATGTTGATTAACAGCACGATTCATAAAAAAAGACTCTCCTAATAAGGTTATAATATTATTTCCAGTTAGGAGTATCTTATCTTTCTGTTTAAACACATAACTTCCATGTATCTTCATAATAAATTCACATCCTTACCATTAACTCGTAGACAAGTATGGATTTCAAGGTCATTTTTCTCAGTAAAATCAGTAGTTGATAAATTAACATGAACCCTTGTTGATAATGGCATTAATTTCTGCAATCTTTTCTGCAAACTATCACTAGACTCCGTTTGAATATTACTTGGAATCTGTGAGGGGTTGAAACTGATTTCATAATTATTAGGTGTCCAATCAGGTTCATGATGGATTATTTTACAATTCGTATTCCTTGGCATAATATATTACATCCTTATTCTATTTTTTGTTTGATTAGGCATTCTCTTTGTACAAGGTAGCAGCATTTTTCTAGGTCATGATTACATGTTCTGCGGTAGCAGCAGCCATCACAGAAGTCTTCAGTTTTTTTCATTTAAACAACTCCTAAAATTAGTAAAATTTTTTTGTAAGTATGAATATTTCTTGGGAAAGGGTGCGGGTGATTTATATATAAAAGCTGAATGCATGTTTGTATCCAAATCATTCGTTGTCTATGATTATCCATACTACTCTGACAATATGCAAAAAATCAAAAACAGTTTTATTGTAAATACATCAGTTAGTGGCAGAACAATCTATGAATCTCCTTTTACTTTCAGTTCAGATGTGGAATTGGAATTTAAACTTAAAAACATTCCTAATAACTGGGTTGTTGGTTTCGGAAGTAATGGAACAACCTTTAATAATAAAGGAATATGGTTTAAACTCCAAAACTACAATCAAAATAAATTGAGTATAATGTGGCAAGATACTGGTGGAACTGCTCGTGATGCAAGTATTACTACTAATTATGGCACTTCTACTGTATTTACAATTAAAACAGATACTATTCATAAGATTTATTGGTATTTAGACAATGTTGTGAAAGCATTTCGTGATACACAGACAAGTCTACCATTAGGATTAAGAATAGACATATTTGATAATCAAGACTACGATATAGACTACATTAAAGTCAAACCATTATAATGGTTTGATTTTTACATTCTTCATATACATTGTACTTGCTCCACCCCATTTTATCATACTAACAGTATAATCTGTATAATCATTTATCCATGAAACAGTATCTGTGTAAATAAGATTGTCATTGACATATACACTAATCTCTGTTCCATTTTTAACATATTTCATAGTAATATACTCATTACTTGGTGTTGAATAAGTTTTATATGATGAATATCTTAATCCTGATGAAAGCATTTCATTGCATTCAACAGATGAACTTTTTTTAAGGAATAAGAGAGATGGTTTGGGATAATTCATTCCATCATATAATGCTTTTGAGAATAATCCATATCTATAATCATAACCATTATTTGAAGGAATATGCACATCAAAACTAATCTCTGCATTAGTAGACAATTGTACTGCCATATTTGTATCATATAACATATGAGTATTCTTTGCAGACATTGATTTTTCAGTAGGATTCCAATAACCACAATCTTGTATTTCGTATATTTTGGATACAAATATGAGCAAAAAGCAAAAACCTACGTTTCTTGGGAAAAGATACGGGAGATTTATATATTAAATCATTTTCAACGGATCGTATAATTTTTTCCGAAACATGCGAAGTCAAAGACATTTTCTGGTACTCAAATGATGGTACAAAATGTAGTGGAACTTACTCTACTGGTACAGATGGAGATTATCATTACATTACAAGCATGGGAACTGACTTATTATTCCCAACAGTTCCAACTGGCGATTTTGAATTGAGTATGAAAGCATACAGACCAACAACAACAAGTGGAAGAGCATTGCTCCTTGAATTTGGGGCAAGTAAATCAGATACTCTCTTATGTGGTTGGGATACTGGTACAAGTTCATCTGCAAGGAATGTGAGGATTTATCGCCGAAGTGGAACAAGTAATACAAGTGTACAGAACAATACTAATCCCGATTACAATAATGGGGAATGGATTGACTTCAAATTAAGATTTGAAAATGGTACAGTTACTTTAACCATCGGTGGAACATCTGTAAGTACATCAAGGAGCAGTGTGTCAAGAATTGGTAACTATGACAGTTCGACCAGTAGATTATCTGAAATGCAAATCAGAACATTATAATGGTTTAAATTTAATATTCTTATAATACTGTGTTCTTCCACGATTGATGAAGTAACCTACTCTGAAACTTGCTTTATGACTAATGGTTTGGGATTCGATTAATTCACCGTTAATATATACGGAAGTTACTCCATTCTCTCTTTTAACGGTGTATTTATCTCCAACTTGAACAGTATGTGTTTTCCTTACTTGTTCTGTCATAGTAGAATACACATATGTTTCATTTGTTCCTTGACCCCCATAAAATGAGTTATCATTCCATATTACCGCAATGGATTGTACAGTTCCAATTCTTGCTACTTCGTTCTCATATATCCAGTTATCATTATTTGATAATGTATGGTCGAGATAAACAAGTTTTTCTCCACTTGTACTGGTTGTAGCGGTAATATACTCTCCATTGCTACTGAATGTAGTGCTTGATGGACTAGTGAAAGCATCAGTATTAATCCCATAGAAGAAACAATCTTCAATAGCGTATATTTCGGAAAAAATTACGCTGCCCACAATTGCTTTTATATTTAAATCACCCGTATCTTTTCCCAAGTAAGATACAGTTGCCACACCAGAACTATTTGTAGTGCCTGTTAAAGTTTCAACAAGACTATCATCAGATTGTTTTCTTACTTCAAATGTGACTGTTTCACCACTGATTGCTACAGGGGTTGTTCCTGACATTAATTGAGCTGTAAGTGTTGCAGATTCATGGTCATAAGCGGATATAATATCCTTGTCAGAGGTCAATTCTATTGCATCAAAGCTTGGAGCATCTGAGACAGTTACAGTTACATTACCACTAGTTACTCCAGAATATGTGGTTGTTGCATCAAAGACCACATGATAAGTGAATGTGCCTTCGGCAGTTGAAGTTATTGTCTTGCTGAATGTACCATCATTAGCAGTTGTTAAAGTGTCAATTACAGATTGGTCTAGATATAGTTTTACAGAAGCAGCCGCTACACCTGTTCCATTATAGAGTAATGCTCCTGATATGGTATATGAGTCTCCAGTTGTAACACTTGCACTGCTTGATAATAGTGTGATTGTTGGGGTTCTTTTAGTGATTGTGATGTTCACGTTACTAGATGCTGCTTCAGCGTAAATGCTGCTTCCATGGTATTCCGCATGGTAAGATTTAGAAGCAACAGCGGAAGCATTCACTGTTTTTGTGAATGTTCCATTGGCATTTGTTGTTACTGTATCGAGTAATGTTTCTCCATCGTAGATTTCAATACTTGCAGAACCAATATTGGAACTACCTTGTTTTAAGGTACCTGTTAATGTGATTGTTTCACCAAGCACATAACTTGCCTTATTAGATGAGAATGTAATTGTAACTGGTTTTTTATTTACAGTTATGTTCACATTGGCCATGCTGCTACGGTAATCTTCATCACCGTCGAATACTGCTCTGATGGTTACATTTCCACTTGTTTCTACGGTTACATTTTTGCTGAATGTTCCGTTGTTTAGTGTTGTCACTGTATCTACCAATTCATTATTAACATAAATTTTTATACTTTTACCTGATAAGGTGGTTTCTTCATCGTCAGTTAATAATCCAGTTATTTGTACTGTTTCACCAATAGTGTAAACGGATTTATCAGTGTTTAATGTGAGATATGTGAGTGTTTTGTTTGCTCCTTCACTTATCACTACATATAATGGATTATTGTTTTTATTGTTGTTGATCCAGTTATGATTGGTTATGATTTCACTACTGGTATCATGCGTTAATGTTAAATCCTGTAAGTTTAATCTTTGGTTTTGTGCTACTTTGAAGAATTTGTAATTTAATGTGTTCTCAATAATAGCATTTCCACATCCAAGTACTGTAGATGAGGTATTAACGGATAATGGATTGTTAATAGTATAGGTTCCACTTGTCAGGACTATGAGGTTTTGTTCACCGTTCACCATTGTTAATGCTTTTGTTATTGTCTTGAATGGTGTGTTGATTGTTGTTCCATCGTTGGTGTCATCACCTGTTGATGGGTTTACATACCAGTCCGCAGTACTGCATCCTCTGACTGTAACGGTTATTTCTTCGGTTGCGAAAATCTCATGTCCCTCGTATGCTTCGAATCTGAAGATGTTTGGAGTATCATCATTGATTAAATCACTTGTTATTGTGTATGTGCTGCCAGTGTACTCTGTGACTAATGGTGTTTCTTCATCGTTTAAGTATATTGTTACAGTATAATCTCCAGTTAGTTTTTCAGCTAACATATTCAAGTATTGGAATTGGAATATTACTGATTGGTTTTTTACGGGTAGTAATGTGTTTGCTGATACGAAGAAGAATCTTCCGAGGTCTGGTGTTAGGTTACATAATGTATCTTTATGTTCCCATGGCAATGGTGTCCAGTCACCGACAAGGCCTGTTTCTTCATCATATGGATGCATTGTTTCATCAAACATTTTGAGCAGATATTCTTCCCTGTTTATCATGTCACTGAATATGCCGTAAAGTTTCCAAATCTCCAAAACCGGTAAAGGTGTGTTATGTAACCTGAGATTATAGTTTATTATACGGTTCATGTAATGATAATCATCTTCAGTTAACCTGTCATTGTATGGTGGTTCTGTGTTGGCATAATCTGTGGTAGTGATGTATGTTTTTCTTGGTATGTCATTTAATGCTCCGATTTCATCCAAGCTGATATCATGATCGTAAATATTGTTTTGTGGTTCATCGTTTTCTGGGAATCCTTTCTCTATGATGTATTCATTATAGGTTTCAGCTGTTATCTTGAAAGTGTCCTCTGGTATGATTGGAGTATCTTCATTTTCCAATTCAGTATCTTCAATATTATCATCAAGGAAGTCATTATCATCGACACTATTATAAGAATAAATGAAGGAACTTACATTATCTTCTTCAAGATATTCTTCCATATAGATAAGAGTATCATTTTTATAGCATTTCACACTTTTCAAGTAAGGATAATTCACCAGGAAATTAATAGTATAATCATAAGGTACAGTCTGCTCTTTCCAAATCAAACATTTCTTATCCAAACTAAGACTATCCTTAACAGTTAATAATGATTGATAAATCTTCAAAAGTTGATTATTAGTAACACTTTGACTTTTGAAGAAATTACTAGTCTCTGATTTATCAAAGAAATATGGGAACATATCCATTAATTCAGTAATGCGTTTCTTCATATTATATCATCTCAATTGTAATAGTGTTACTTGCACCAATCTCCTCATCCATGATACTGATATAATCTTCAGGATAATTGAAATTAATATTTTTCAATTCAGGAATCTCATCATCCAAGAATACTGCAAGTTTATGTGGAATGAAATCCTCACCTAATAATAATCCAGGATAATAAGTATTATCATTAGTATATCCTCCATCAATGAATGTTTTAATGGCAGTGATTATTCTTGCTTTAATGTCATCTTTTTCAACATCACTGTAAGGGTTTAACTGATCTATATCAACATTAACAGTAGCATAAATATCAATTAATTTCCGTACTGGAGCAAACATAGTAATATCTTCTTTGCATTGACTAATACTATTCTGCAAATCCTGATAAGCAGTGTTTAACTGATAAGGTGTTCCAGGGTCAAGAATTACTTTCACTGTTCCAGTACCATTCCAACAAGGAACAATCTTATAACTGTCAATCCCATCGAAATTAGCAAGATATTCTTCATATGCTTCAGTTGAACCTTTCAAGTTAACTAATTTCCAGTTCATTAATAAGTAACGGTATTCATCATCAGTATATGCCTCACTACCCCCATTGGATGGGTCAGGATTAATACATTCAAGGTCATATTCTATTTCACTATCAATATTCACTAATGATTCTGCAATAACTTTACTTGCTACACCTGGTTCAAGTGCAATACATGAAACGCTAGTGCTTTCACTTCCAGCTGCAATGAAAATATTCTCCAGGGTTCTATATTCCACACCTCCATTAGTGGAGATGATTACTCCAGATTCAATGTTAACATCTTCCTCAAGAATTTCAGTTAATGAGAAATTAACAGTAGCATAAGCATAAGTGGCTTCCGGCCTTGGGATACCTACGATTTTTCCAATGTCATCTAGATCTACTCCCTCAGCATATTCAACTTTAGCAGACTCATAAGTTGGAGTAATTCCCTCACTATAAATTTTAGCAATCATTTGACTTATCACTGATTTATCCATAACATAATAATTGCTGATATCTTGTTTATTTGCTATGAAATCTTCAAAATCTTCAGCATGACTAATTAATCCACTTTCAAGACTATCTTGTAATGCTTCTTCAAAAATTTCCTCATAATCCTTTTCAACATAATTCATAAGACCACACTACCTTTAATTATTTCGTCGTTAATACTTGTAATATCAAATTCAACTTGATAATCATGAATATCAATACGAGTTACACTTATTCTGTCAACGCTTCTAACTCGTCTCATTTTTGTTAATGTATCGTTAATGTATGCTTCTAATTTAAATAGGAATAATCTGTTCTGATTTT